TCGCCGTTCTGGAGAACGTGGAAGAGTCAGAGGATATCGCCATCAGGCCCGGGGCGGTGTGGAATATACCGGAAGACGCCAAGGCCTATCTGCTCGACCTGCTACAGGGCGGCGGCGTTAACCTGCACATCAATTACATCGACCTGCTGTACCGTACCCTGCATGACATTTCGGAATCGCCCCGTTCCGCCTTCGGTGGTACGGAGAGAGACCTGTCCGGGGTAGCGCTTGAGATTTAGCTTAACCCGCTGATGCAGAAGGTGCGGCGGAAGCGAATCATCCGTAACGCGGTGTACAACCGCCGGAATGAGATGGTTCTCCGGCTGCTGGAAAAGTACCGCGGTGCGGACTTCGGCAAAAACCATTTGCGGGTGGTGTGGGGGCCGGTGCTGCCCCAGGACATAACCCGGCAGGTGAACAACGAACAGGTACTCGTCCAGAACGGCATTCACTCCCGAAGGCGTGCCATGGACGACCTGGGGGTGAGAGACCCTGACAGCGAGTTCAAGCGGTGGCTTGAAGAGCGGGAGACCATATTAACAATGAACCGACAGCTTAACGCCAGGCCGGTGAGAAACGAAAAGCGAGAGAGGGTTTTGGCGACTCATGCGGAAGGCGTTGAGGAATAACCAGCAGGAGGCATAACGGTGGCTGATGAAGAAAAAGAAATGACAGATGAGTTTGCAGCGCTTCGGGAGGAGGTGGAGGCGCTAGAAAGGGAAAAGGAGGCATTCAGCCGTGAGCTTGAGGCTAAAGAAGCAGCCATAGGCGAGCTTGAGAAGGTAATGGCGGCTAGAGATGCTGAGGTTGCCGGTCTGAAGCAGACCATCGCCGAGTCAGAAGGGAAACTGGCCCATATAAATGATTTGCTATCCCGGGCGGTGACCAGCTACCGGGAACTGGTGACGGCGGCGAATCCGGAGATACCGCCCGAGCTCATAACCGGCGATTCGGTTGAATCAGTGGACGAATCCCTGCAGAGCGCCAGAGCCCTGGTCGAAAAGGTGAAACAGGGCATCGAAGAGGAAACTTCAAGGACCAGAGTGCCAGCCGGGGCGCCGCAGCGGGCACCGGTCGACCTTTCAGCTCTGTCTCCGCGGGAAAAAATCGAATATGCGATAGGAGGTAAAAGATAAATGGCTTTAACACTGGCGGAAGCGAGTAAATTATCCAATGACATGCTGTTACAGGGCGTGGTGGAGACCATCATCAAGGAGTCGCCCGTCCTGCAGCGGCAACCCTTCATTGAAATCGTCGGCAACGGGCTGACCTACAACCAGGAGAAGACCCTGCCCAGCGTGGATTTCTACGATGTTGGCGATACCTGGGCGGAATCTACACCCACCTTTGAACAGATAACCGCCAACCTGAAGATTATGGGCGGGGATGCCGATGTGGACAATTTTCTCAAGACAACCCGGAGCAATATCCAGGACCTGGAAGCGGCGGTGGTCGAATTGAAGGCCAAGGCAGTCAAGGACAAGTTCGAGGAGACCTTTATCTATGGCGATAGCGCGACCAGCTCCAAGCAGTTTGACGGCCTGAGGGTGCTGATTGACCCCACCACGGCCAGCGACCAGGTCATCGCCATGGGAGATACCGGGGCTACGGCCAGCGACCAGGTCATCGCCATGGGAGATACCGGGGCTACCCTCACCCTGTCCAAGCTCGATGAGCTTATTGATGCTGTCAAGGGAGGCAAGCCGGATATGCTCATTATGAGCCGCCGGTCGCGGCGCAAAATTAACGCGCTGGTAAGGGCCGGTGGCGGTCTTGTTGATAATGACCGTGACCAGTGGGGAAACTTCGTGCAGCTATGGGATGGCATTGCCATCGGCGTCAATGACTGGATTCTGGACACGCACGCGGTGAGCGGCGGCGTTGAGACCGGGACCACCGGCAGCGACTGCTCCGCCATCTACGCCGTCCAGTTCGGGGAGTGGGCGTTGTGCGGACTGACCGCCCCCGGCGGGCTGACCGTGGAGCCTATTGGCTCCATGGAAAGCAAGGACGCTACCAGGACCAGGGTCAAATGGTACGTCTCGCTGGCGTTATTCAGCGCGGTCAAGGCAGCGGCTCTAATCGGAGTGAAAGATTAAAAAAACGGCAGGGGGAGGGGATTACCCTCCCCCTATTTCAAGGAGGTAAGAGATGGTACTGGCAGTAATAGAGCATACGGAATATCCCTTTGCCAAAGGAGACCTGACTTCGGATGGCGTCCAGTGGTCGGCGGAGGTTGATACCGCCACCGCAGACACCGATGTCGAGGTGGAGTGCGTCACCGTCAGGCCGCCGGCGCTTGGCGAGGTAATAGAAATCGAGTTCGGCCTGACGGCGGCGTTCCGGGCTGTGTCTTCATCTACGGCTGACCTTACTTATAAGTGGCAGGGGAGGAATAAGGGTGGCACCTGGGTCGACCTGCACAGCGCGGTCGCCAAGACGGATATCGGTACGAGCTATGTTGAGGAGACCCGCAGCGGCCGCTTCCAGATGGTCAGCAACTTTAATTCCCTGCCTTTTGAGGTGAGGCTGGCCATCCAGTGCAATGAGGCCAACGAAGGCCGGGCCAAAGTGAAGAACTCAAGTTACGTCCGGGTAAGATATTCTGCATCGTGAGGTGAAAGGTGAGTTTTATTTATGATCCAAGTCTGGTTCTCTATGTGCCGTTGCATGAGGGGGACGGCACCTCTTTCGCATCAAAGGATGCCTACGGTCATGCCTGCGCGGTTACTGGCGCCCGGTGGCGACCCAGCGGACATTACTTTGATGGCTCGGATGACCTGGTTGATTGCGGCGGCTCGTCTGTCTATGCCTTTAACGGCAACGGCCTGACACTGGAGGTATGGTTCAAAACCGGCGAAAGGGGCACCGCCAAACGGTTGATTAGCTACGATACCCCTGGCAACCCGAGATACGTTTTTGCTCCCTACACCGCCAATGTATTGAGTATCTATATCCACGATGGAGTCAATTGTATCTCCTTAGGCGCCACCACTGATATTGCCGATGGCGGCTGGCATCACGGCGTGTTTACCTATCTTGGCGGTACCGGCTTCATTTATACCGATGGCGTGCTGGAAAACTCCCAGGCGCAGACGCTGTCAGCTTTCTCGGCGAGCGGCCTGTACTTGGGCGCCTACAGTTATGGCGCACCGGCCGAGCATTTTCAAGGGTTAGTTGGTGAGGTCAGAATTTACAATCGTGGCCTGACCACACCGGAGGTCCAGCACAACTACCTGGCAACGAAATGGAGGTACCGATGAATTATCGTGTGAGAATCGACCTGAGCTTTACCAGCGAGTCTGATGCCCGTTCGTTGATGGACTATGCCAGGGAAGTAAGCGGCAAAGCCATCAGCATCAACGAGGGCCGGGATAGTGAGGAAATTTCCTTCTGCGACTTTGAACTCTGCCGCCATGATGAGGGTCTGCCCTGCACCAGGCTGGAGAGATTAGAGGTCAGGAAGACTGCTACCTAGGTAAAGGGGAAGCTGGAAAGGGCGAAGCCCCTTCAAAAAATCCTATTCCCCCTCTCCTTCAAAGGAGAGGGGGACCAAGAGGGAGAGGTAATTATGAATTTGACTGAAATGAGAGCCATCGTCCGGCGCGACCTCCATGATGAGGACACTGGCAACTACCGCTGGACGGATGATGAACTGAACAGGCATATCGCCCGCGCGGTGAAGGATTTATCCGAACGTCTGCCCCGTGAAGAGAAGGCGGTTAAAGCCACGGCCTCAGGCTCGCGGGAGCTGGATATATCGGATCTAGCAGACAGGGTTACAGTGGTGGCTATTGAGTATCCGGTGGACCGGTTCCCCAAACACTACCAGAGGTTCTCGTTATGGGAAGACGTTCTGACCGTCTTGAGTGAAGGAATCCCGGACGGTTCCAACGCCTGTGTCTACTACGGCAAACTCCACACCCTTGACGTCAGCAGCTCCACCATCCCCGAGCTGCATGAGGATTTGGTTGCTGCCGGCGCTGCCGGTTATGCCGCCATTGAGTGGGCCATCTTCACCGTCAATCGGGTGAATGTCGGCGGGAACATCACGCCCCGCGAGTTCCATGACTGGGGCAGGGAAAGGTTGAACTACTTCCGGCAGGAATTGAGGCGGCTGGGGAGGAGGAACCGGGTCAGGTTTAATGCCCTGTACCGGCCGTACTATCCAGCGGTTTCGAAGTCGACCGATTATGGTCCCTGATGGGAGGCAGCTATGACAAAACAAATGGGGAGAATAAAAGATAGCCTGCCCCGCGAAGCGTTTGCTATCGCTGGAGACCCGGAGAATCCGGATACCTGGCGTTTGCCGCATCACAAGAGAA